GGTGGTGATGTAGCGGTTTGCCTGCTTTGGTCCGTCAATACGGACACCAAGCCATAGTTTGGTGCTGTTGTCTGGCATGTCCACTAGTTTGGCGCCTTCGATGTATCCGACATACTTTCCGACTGGAATTAGAGTTAGCTCTGACTCCACTTCTGGCATGTTGAATGGGATTCTGTCTTGCGACATTGTATCTCCTTTGTTAGGTAGGGGGGAATTTCCCCTAGCGTAGTCTAGGGGGAAATTTCCCGTTGTTGTTGTTCACTGCTTGCTTGACCACGGATCGGTCAAAAGGGGGGTTGTAGGGGGGTGTCAACCCCCCTACTGCGACCTTTCAAGTAACGCTACAACAACACCACCATGGCAAGCCTTCAGTCAAAAGGCTACCACTCTGGGTAGGGGAGGAAGGGGGGTTCGGGGGGAGGGCGGCGACCGAAGCGAAGCGAAGGGAGTAGGGGCTCCCCCCGATACCAAAACGCAGTTTTGGTGCAACGCAGTTTACATTCCCCCACACCCCCTATGTACACTGCGTCGCAACCAAAAATATGGGCGGCTTTTCTATCCCTGAATAGACAAATCGCGTTCCACAAGATCCCACAAATCATTTTGCACTTCACGAATACGATTATTGATAAACCACTCCAAATGATATTTTTCATCATCATGAAGACCACGCACATTATTACGCACATCAACCGCAATATTCTCATAAGAAACCAAAAGCGTTTGAACTTTCAATCTCTCATTATACACTTCCCAAACACTATCCACTTTACTTACATCAGATAATCGTGTTTTTTTGAAAAAGCGCATGTTACCCCAAAAACTTTTTGAAACTTCTGCGCGCCGACGTCCTTTTGGACGTTTTTTTCTAAACATTTTATTGCTCCACTTCTTCGATCCATGTGTCGTCTTGCCATTCAAATGAACCATCAACTTCATAACCTTCGTCATTCATAAGCTCGGTCATTCCTAGTTCTAATGCTTCATCTTGATTGTCTGCTTCAACGATAATTTCGTAATATGTTACTGCTGCTTGTTGTACTCTATATGTTGCCATTTCTTTCTCCTTGTTTGATTGTTAGGTGAGCCTTTTTTCAACTTGCTCAGGTTGCCATGTACCACCAAGGTTTATGTTAGTCCCATTGGTCTGCTTGTGACCACATGTTTGAGTCACGGTCTTTGAATAACCATGATTGTTCGTATCTGAATTGCTCGAAGATGTCCCATAGGTCATCTTCGTTGCCTACATATTCGTCTGTTGTTTTGCTGTAGTATATGTAGTCTGATATTGATGATTCCCAGAATGACCTGAAATATTTTTTGAATTTCTCAAAACTGTCTATTTCGAAGTCTTGTGGGTCTACACCATAGAACATGTCTGGGTCACCTGTGATGTCTGCGTCGATTTCTGGTTCTAGGTCGCCGTAGGTTTCACTGTATACCCATTTTGTGCCGTCCCATGATGTTTCGGCTTTGGTGTTTGGTGGGTATTTCCCTGACCATTCTGTGTTTTGGTCCCACAGGTTGTCTGTGAATGCGGGGTCGTTGTATTGCCATCCTAGGCTTGCGCTACGCAGATTGTTTTTGTCTTTCCAGCTGTATGAAATGATTTCTTCGTATTCTTTGCGTAGTGGTGCAATGTTTTCCCAGGATGTGATGATGCCTTGCTGTACTGTGATTAGTATGCGTTCTGGCACATCGAGTAGCCAATCTACTTCTAAGCCTACTTTTTTTATTGCGTCGAGTAGGATTGATTGTGTTGATGCGAATATGAATTCACCGGTTTTGGTTTGACATATTGTTAGTGGTGATGATTCTATTCTGGCTACTTGTAGCATTCCGGCATTGTTGTCATCTAGCCATGCGATTGCTGCGTCGCCGTCTAGTTTGTCTAATGCTTTGTTGCCTTGTTGTTCTAGTAGTCCACTGATTACTGATGTGTCTACTTCTGGCAGGTTGCCGTCAATCTCTGGTCTGATTAGGTCGTGATTCCAGATTACACCGTTGTGTACTAATGCAATTTGTTTTTTTGGTGATACGACTGGATGATTGTTGGCGTTGATGCGTTGACTGCCGTGTGTTGCGAGTCTTGTATGCAGGATTGCATTTTGTACTCGTTTTGGCATGCCACGTAGTTTTAGTTGCGATCCTTTTACGTCTTGTTTGTACATGCCTGTTTGTCTACCTATTGCCCATGCGAAGCCTGCGGCTTGGTTGCCACGTACTTCTAGTTTGCACAGTAGTTGTTTAGATAGTTTGCGTGCGTTTACTTTTGATGTTGCTGGTAGGCTGAAGCCTGCGATTCCACACATATGTTTTTCTCCTTGTTTGTTGTGTGTTGGTTGGGGTGGTAAATCTGGTGATAAACAGTGATTTACGAAAGGATAGATTTACCACCCCAAGTTTTTATTTGATTAGCTCTGCTAATAGTATGAACAGTGCTATTGTTACCGCTATGGCTGATGCTATTGCGGTTTCTATGTCAATGTTTTTACCATTTATCATTGCTCCTTATCTGGGTTGTACCTAACATACACGGTCCATAGTCTTTTGTCTGGGTGTGTTGTTGCTAGGTTGTTTCCGCCTGTTGATTTGACTTCTATGCCTTTGAAGGCTTTTTTGAGTCGTAATACTTGGGCGGAGTGTTTGAACTGTACTGGTAGCTTTGCCCATCGCATTGGGTTTGCATATAGTTGTTCGATTACTGGTGTAGCGTCGTAGTGCACTGGTTTGCCACGGCTGATTTTGTTGACTTCTGTGTCGTCAACCCATTCAATGTTTGTTTTACTCATCGTATGTTGCTATCCTGTTCCGTGACTGGTTGTATCTAGACCCGACTGGATTGTCTAATGCTTGACTTCCCCATTCGTTTTCTAGTGTGTAACTATATTTTTCATATAGTTTTACCATTCCGTCAATATCTTTGATATTGAAGAATTCGTGTACTTTAGCTCCACGTTTAGCTGATTCTACTAGTCCGCGAGCCATCCATGCCATCAATGTGATTCGATTGTAGTCGAAGTTGCAGTTCATTTGACGGAACTCTAATGTACCACGCTCCGTGTTTATGTGTTGCGTGTTGACTGCATTGAATTTTCCGACATGTTTTAGTACTTTGTTGCGTATGGTGTATGCTACATAATCTGCTGGAATTATGTTTGCATATGTCTGGCATCTGCTATCTGTATTTACATCTCTGCCTGCGATTACATCCCACACTTTTTGTGTTATAGCATAGCCACCTAATACGACACCGACTTGTTCTGCATTTAAATCTTTAGCATACACGTGAATATGTGTTCCTGCTGTAGGATTTTTTTCTGTGTCGCCGATTTGGTTTAGCAGATTCTTTAGTCCTGGGTGTTGCATTCTTTGTACGCCACCTGTTGTTCTGAATTCTGCACCTTCTGAACCTGACATACAATAGTCGCCACCACAGTGTCCTGGGTCGTCATTGTAGTTTTCACAGTTTTCGCAAGTGCAGTCGTGATAAGTGCAGTCGCTACAGTCACATTCACAGTCACTGCTGTCACGGTGTTCCCATGATTCTACTGAACCATCATAGCCACGGTCTACACCTGCTGGTGTTACTACGTCGTCACCTGGTGCTGGTGCTTCTACTTCCCATCCCCATGTTCTTACAGTGATTCCGTTGCCTACTTTGGTTTGTAGTTCTTGTATTTGATTTTCAATGAGTTCTGTGTCGTATTTCTCATTTTTCATTGAAGCGATTTTGTTTGCTAGACCTGTACTTCTGTCTGGTGTTCGCATTCTTTCTATGCGCTTTTGGAGTGCTTTGTAGTCTTTAAGCGCATTTTGTACGTCAAGGTTTATCATTGACACTTTTGTTATTACTTCTAGAAAATCGATTATCTGTCTTGCATAATCTAATTCGTCGTCATAGTCACCTTGTCTGTTCATTGATATCCGTAAACCACCGTTACGTTCTGAACACATTACACCTTGCCAATTTTGTCTTTCTCTTTCTATTGCTTTTAGCCATGCAGTGAATACAGTGAACTGTAGTCTTTGATTTTCTAGAACATTGATTTGATCAATGATGCTAGCATATTCGAAAGATACTGGATTTTTATCTGGCATGAATTCTTCGTCACAGTTTGGTTGTCCACAACTGCATATTGAACTCCAGGTAACATATTGAAGGTCTAATGCGGCTCTTGAATTGTTTAGAATTAACGATCCTTGTACATTTTTTTCTTCTGTTGCTTCTTCGTCGATTACTCTTATCCAATGACTGTCTAGGCTTCTAAACCGGTCATCTGATGTACCATAGTTTGCTATAAAATCTTTTAGCTTTTCTATGATTTTGTTGATTTCTTTTACTGCATTTCCAATGCTTGATTGCATTTTTTTCTCCTAGATTTGGAATTTGTATTTGTTTGGTAGGATGTTGTTTTGTTTTAGCATAAACAATTCTGCGCCGAACATTGTAACCATTTCTGCTATTTGTTCTGCTGTTAGTGTTTCTGCTAATTCTTTTTCTATGTCTAGTTTAGCTACATATTGAAAGAATGAGTATTCTGGTGACATGCTTCTGACACCGACATTGTTTGTAACCCATATGTTTACATATTCTTGTTTTGGTTGCCATGTGAACAAATATTCTGGTACGTTTATTACACGAAAATCTGCACCGTCTTCTAATTGTTCTATGTCTTGAATTTCATCGTATGTGAAGAGTTGCATTTTGCTCCTATTTGAATGTGATTGGTGAATATGATGGAAATTGGAATACTCTAGTTTGATAGAAGTAATGTATTGCATCTAATATTGCTTGATTTAGACCTGATTGATGTTCTATTGGAATATAATCTACATCTCTAATATCGAATTGGTCATAGCGTTTTGGATATCGCATTTGTAATAGACTTTCTTCTGATATTGCGTTGCCTAACCAATTTTCTCCGGTATATCTATACCATGTTTGTTCTTGTTCTGGGTCATACATTTCTTCGATGTATCCGAACCAAGCGTTGCTTTCTTTTAGTTGAATACTACGATATTTGTATTTCCAATCTGCTGTTTCCGTGTTTGTTTGTATAGATATTTTGAACAAACGTTTTGATTCGTTTAGTTGCAGTTGCATTTGCATTCACTTTCTGTTTTTGTTTCATCTATGAAGTTGAGTTGATCCCAATTGTTTAGTTCATAGATTCTTGTGTTTAGCATTGACATTAGGTTTGCATATGATGTTGTTTGCCAAGAAAACTTGGTTGTTTCCATATCGTTTACAACTATCAGGTATGCTTCTAGTGTTTTTTCTTTTGTTTCTGACACTGTTTTTCTCCTTATTGGCTAACAGGAGTCGAGGGTTTATTTCCCGACCGAAGGGAAAGGGAAATAAACCTGTCTGTAAGGTTGAGGGTTGGGTTGGGGGTTGAGGGGCAGAATACGTTTTGCGGTAGTCAATTTTGATTGTTTGATTGTTTGATTATGCGTTGCAGGCTTATATATGTTGCTTTTGAGATGGTTTTTTGGGTGTGGATATGGGCGGTTTTGAGATGGGTTTTTTGTTTTGGGTATGGGCGGTTTTTTGTGTTGATCTCTCTATCTATCTATATTTATATATATTATT